ATATATTAGAATTAGTAGATCTTACACTAGAAAACTGGTGTGAATTATTTATCAATCTTAAAAAAGAAAATTAAAAAAATAAGGGTATAGGCATGAAGCCTATACCCTATTCTTATTGTTGATTAATAATATTCGCTACATATTGCCCAGCATTCTCTGATATAGGAGTAGCCGATTCCTCTCTTGTCATATAGAATACCAGATCAGTTCCACCTTCTGCCATAATCAATGCATTATATGCAGGAAGTTTGTATAAGAACTTCACTATATTGAATATCTTATAGGTATACCAGATACCGCGTTCATCTTTTACTATATCAGAAAATAATATAGGTCCTTCTTTTGTTTCTTTATAATGAACTACTACTCTAGTAGCATTCATCATCAAAGTATAGATTCTAGATCTTTCTGCTTTAGATACATTGCTAAACATATTTACCATTGTAATCATAGCAACAGTATCTGTATTTCTCATTTTGTAAGAATTCTTATACTGTGGATTTTCTAAGCATTGTTGTGTTAGCTCAAGATCCAAACAAATATCGTCACTGTAATCTCCAAAAACTCCATGTAATTCTTCCTCTCTATTAAGAATAAAGTTCAAAGCATTATAGTGATTTTCCATCTCTATCTTATCACGATATGTATCGTCTTTACTAAATCTATCATAATCTATATTTTGATTGATATGAGATAGCTCATGGACTATAGTAAGTATTATAAGACCTTTAATATTGGGCCAATCGTACTTATCATTATTTTTTGCCAATTCTAAAATATTATGAATATTTAAAGTCATTACTCCATTTACTACATGGCCCATACTTGAATTATTAGGAGATGTATCTAATTGAAAAAAAGGTATTCTGGTTCTATTGACTCTAGTATTCAAATAATTAAAAGCTTTTACTGCAAACTCACAGCTTTTAGTATAAAAAGATTCTTTCATTTTAATATAACCCCAAAATTAAACACACGTCTATCATTATGATTATAAAATAAAGTAAATAAGATATAATCTTAGATATTATATGATTTCTTCTTAAAAGAAAATTCATACCTTTATTAGCAAAGATAATTAAGAATATTACTAAAAATAAAGTATGATACATTTCAAGCATTTGATTATCAGACCCAAATATGCGAGATAATAAATCTCTATATGCATAATCCACCACTTGTAAATATACTGTTTCCATTTATTCCTCCTATGGTATAAATATATTCATTACTATAGTATACGTTTAAATCTAATTTTATAAACTGCGACATTTACATAATAATCTGCTTTTAAGATTAGTTTCTAGTTAAAGGAGGACTATTTTCAATCATGCCTTCAAATGAAATTAGAATGGTCGAGAATCAAGGGCAGAGGGTTTATTATCATAGATCAACAACTAATCAAACCTTTATAGAGATGAGTAACTATCTCAAATCTATAGGTATTAAAAATCATAGATTTATGCTAGCACTATTAGATCCAGATTTGGCTAATATTGATCCTCACGATCCTAATTTAAGTACCGTTTATAAAATGAAAGTATTAGCAGAAGTTAGAAATAACTTCTGGTATTATCTTAGAGAAGTAGTACGAATCCCATCATCTGGTGAGCCATCGAAGTTCTTATTGAACCGTGGTAATATGGCATTCTTATATATGGCGATCATGAACTTTGACTGTCTATTACTACAGCCTCGTCAGACTGGTAAGACTATTGGTACTGCTGTTCTTTATACTTACGTTTATAACTTTAGAACACAGAATACACAGATCTCACTTCTAAACAAAGAAGCTAAGGACTGTCGTTTGAACTTATCTCGTATTAGAAATATTCGTGACTTACTTCCATCTTATCTTAGATTCGATTCTAAGTTTACAATGGATGGTACTCGTAAGAAACAAGTACAAAGTACACAAGTTTATATGGAAAATGCGATCAATCGAAACAATATCAAAACTTATGCCAAAGCCAGAAATGAAATGGCTGCAGCTAACTTGCTTCGTGGTCAAACATTCCCTCTCTTATGGGCTGACGAATTTGCATTTATTCCATTTATGAAAACAATCTATGGTAATATGAGACCAGCGATGAGTAAGGCCATTGAAATTGCTAAACAAAACAATGTTCCTTATGGTGTAGTATATACTACAACTCCTGGCTTCTTAACCAATGATGAAGGTAAATATGCTTATACGGTATTAAATAATGCTTCTAAGTTTAGTGAACAATGGTATGATCTTACCTATCCACAATTACGGGAAATTGTAGATGCTAATAAATTATCAAGCTTTATTCATATTCAATTCACTTACCAACAACTTGGTTATACAGAAGAATGGTTTGAAAGACAATGTAAAGAACTTGAATGGGATTGGCCTCTTATTCGTCGTGAAATTCTTCTTGAATGGTCTGACGAATCTGAAAATAACCCATTCACTAAAGATGAATTAGATGGTATTCGTAAATATTGTAAAGAACCTAAAAAGACTCTTCTTATCTTTGGTAAATATCAATTCAATATTTATGAAGAAATCCCATTAAAGTCTAACTTAGTTCCTAAATACCCACCAATCATTGGTGTCGATCCATCTGGTGGCGTATCTAAAGATAGTTCTTGTATTACTTGTATAGACTCTAAGACAACTAGAGTATTTGCCGATTTAAAATGTAATACAATTTCTAATATAGAACTTGCTAGAGTAGTTCAATATTTAGTAACTAATATGATGCCTAATGCCGTAGTAAACGTCGAAAGAAATGGTGTAAGTAAGCACAGTATAAGGAGTAATCCTTATATTCCTACAGAGTTAATTGCTTAGAAAAGGCTGTTAAGAGTTGCAATACCACAACGCAATCAGTGATGATAATCGTGATGGTTTAAAAAGTTTGCAAATGGCCTAGTTTAGCAGCGAAATATCTATTTTTAAAAACTATATCACTTCTAATTAAAGAGGTGATATTCATGTTTAAAAGACTTCCATTTTTTGATAATAATTTCGAAGTAAATGAGTATGGAGTTGTTAGAAATATAACAACAGGAAATATATTAAAACCATATATCAGTAATAAAGGATATTATGTAATTTCTTTCTCTTATAAAAATATGAGAAGAAAAGAATATGTTCATAGATTGGTAGCTATAGCATTTTGTCCTAACCCATTCAATCATCCAATAGTATTACATTTAGATTCTAATAGATTGAATTGCCATTATACTAATTTAAAATGGGGAACTTACAGTGAAAATAATAAACAAGCTGTTCAAGAAGGACATATGATAGTTCCAAGACCAGATAATAGAAAACATTATGTGATTTATAATGAATCTTCTTGTGTAGAAATAGAATGCTTTGGTTCTGCAAATATTAAAGAGAAAACTGGTCTGACTGAAAGTATGGTTAGAAATTATTTATTTAGAAATACTCCTATAACTAACGGAATTTTTATTGGTTGGAAAATAAGAAGTAAATAGATAGACGTTCAACGATCAGCCCCTGGCGGGGGCGTAGAACCACAAGCTTATGGTGGAAGAAAAATCCTGGCCCTATATCGGAAATAGGGACGACATATGATCTCGTCACTCCTTGTAATGAGGGTGGAATGGAATTGACCATCTGATATTGAGTTGCGCTAATATCAAAAGACAACGGTTACGGACTCTCGGTAATTGGTAAGCTTTTGGAAACTCCTGTAAAGAAAAATCTTTATTATGAAATTAAAGATAGAGTTCTAGAAGAAACTACTGATGGCAATCGTATTATCAGAAATAAACGTAAGACTAAAGTATATGGTCTTACATCTACAAACAACGTTCGTGATCTATTAATAGAAATATTAAGAGAACGTGTTACTTATCATAAAGATAAGTTTATCTCTCCAAGCATTTATCAAGAAATGCGTGGTTTGGAAGTAAAACGTAATGGTAAGATTGAACACTCTGCTTTAACACACGATGACCAAATATTCTCATACCTTGTAGGTTTGTATGTATGGTATGAAGGTAAAAACTTAAGAGAATTATTTGGTATAGAAAAAAGCTCTATCAAAACAGAAGATGATATTGATGAAATTCTCGATATGGGTATTGATGAGAATATGACTGATATCACTCAAGAGATCGAATATATAAATAGATCTGATGATGATAGGGGTAATGAAGTACAAAAACAAATGGGAGAAATGCAGAAAGCTGTAGATACATTATTCGGGGAATATATGATGAAACAGCGTAAGCAAGAAACTGCACTCTTAAGAGAAATGCTTCAAAATCCAGTTGTAAGAGAAGCATATGCTAGAAAATACAAGATCAATCCAGATGATGTATCTATTGATGACGAATATTCTATGGCATCAAATAACAATAACCTTCCTACATCTGTTTTCTTAGACTTTAATAAAGATGAAGATGAAATGTCTCAAAGCTCTATATATAATCTTATGAACGCTGGAGAGCGTGATCTTTATTATGAAAATAATAGAGAAGATAACGGATTGCAATAGAGCTAAGATTAAAAATATAATAAGAGTTATAATAAGAGGAGTTAATACAATAAAATGAGTAAGTCGTTAGATAATATAGTAGATGAGGTCTTAAACTCAGAATTAGTAAAATCTTATAAAACTTCATTTAGAAATATAAAGTTTTTAGAAAAATTTGAATTAGAAGATATATATGATGACAACCATCATTATTGCGAAATGAAAGGAGTCATTGTAGATTCTAATACTAAAGAGCTTTATATTGATAAAGAAGAATTATCAGATGAATTAGAATCAAAAGAATCTGCCTCTCTATTAGAACTTATTCAATTTAGAATACTATTAGGATTGGGATTCCTAAATATTCAAAGAACTGCAAAAGAATTTGATGATATGCAGTATTGGGTTATCAGTTTCCATCATGCCGTTTCTACTATATTACAAAATGATATCAATAATAAATATGGCTATGATCTTATGGATGACTTCTACTATTTCTTTAGAATAGTAACAGGGAGAAGTTATTTCACATTCAAAACTGATGATAATGATAAATTAGTTAGATCTAGATATAAACTAACCTATCGACAAATGGCATAATATCTACATTCTTCAATATAAAAAATTAAGCTACTGGTTACAAATAGATAAGAACTTTGTAAACTTTTCGTCGTTATAACCGAGGTACCGCCTAATGTTAGATTTCCTTATGAACAACAGAGAATACGAGCTTCAATCTGATAATCAGTTAGCTAGTATTCTAGTACAATTTGATAGCGATTATGCTATGAATGTTATAGAAGATACTTTGACTCAAATGTTTAATCGCTTTGATACTTTACCTAAACCAAATATCGTAAAAGCCTTTAAACAAACTTTCCAACAACTCTATACTACTTACCCATATGACCAAGAACAAATATCCGCTAAAGAGAAAGAAATGTATAGAGATGTGATTTCTTCCGTATCCAAAAAATATGGATTCCAATTTATTGAAAATGAAGATACTGATCTATATTTGGCAGCAATGTTTATTTATGATTTCTTCGTATCTAATTTCAATAACTATTTAGTTTCCTTCTTCTCTAGATTCTTATATGAAGAAAGAGATAATATTTATTCTACTTTCAATCTAGAACAATTGAAACTAAATAAAGATATGAGCTCTAATTATGGTAAAGCTGTATTTGGTCAAGATAATGCTTTATTAGTTATTACTGCAAATCTACCATTGGTATTATCTTATATCAAGAATATGGAAGTTAATGATAGTACTGTATACAGTTATGCATATGGTAATGATTTTAATATTGTTAATCTATTCTTATCTCAAATTACTAATGGTATCCCATTATTCGTATTATATAATCAATTGATTAATAATGATATTCTTCGTGGTGATATCATCACATTAGTTAGATTAAAAATGCAACAAGATTATTTCGAAGCCCTCGATCCTAAAGTTGCAGCTACTATGGGTTAATACTTGGAGGATTTTATGACTGAAGAAACAATCTTGAAACCATCTGAAATTCTTGAAAATGAAACAGAAGAAATGAATCGTACCATTAAAGAATTAGAGGCTGAATTAGATGAAGAACTAAATGAACCTCTATTCAAAGGCAAACACGACATTTCTGGATCTCTATTCTTTAAGCATACAAAATTAAATGCTAAATATATCCAAAAGATCTTTGATATTTATTATGAAGATAAAGATCTTAAGAAAAGAGATCTTATGGTAGAAGAGCTCAAAGCTGAAGCTGATAAAGATAATGATGAAACCAAAAAGCTTATCAATAAAGTTTATCTAGCATATAAGATGGCTAACTTTACTTCTCAAGCATATCCTGCAATCTTTATTAATGCTTTGAAAACTAATATCTTAAAGATCTATAATAATGAAGTTAGATTAAGAAGATCTATTGAAGATCTATATACTGCTAGAAACAAATCTGGATTTGAATTCAATGCATTCTTACCTGAATTAGCAGATGCAGTATTAGTTCACTTTGGATTTAGATTAAAAGATGGAGCTGAAAAGAAATATGACTTTGGAGCTCTATTCTCTATTGTATTATCCAAAGTAGCTAGAAAAGTATCTCCATTTGATGCTTGTACTAATTTCTTTATTATGATACTTATGAAGAATATCTCTATCTGGTCTTATATGACTCAAAAACAAGTTGATGAGTATCCAGAAGTTAATAATCAAATTAGAGAGTTCTTTAAATTATTAGTATTGGTTTATAGTGCTACAAATCCTCCTACTAAGGAAGAATTAGAAGCAAGGGCTAAAGAAATTACAGCTGATGTAGAGGATATCAAGGATACCCCACTACAAGAAGCAACAAATGCTACAGTTCAACGAATTGATCAATAAACTACATGGATAAGGGATTAATTTCCCTTATCCATCTTCTTGTGTGTTCACATCTTTATAATACTAATTTCTAAAGGAGGTAAAAGCAAATGCCTGAATGCAAATCTTGCAATTCTAAAAATCAATACACTGTTGTCTCTAGCAGCAATGATTGCTATGATATCAATCATGTATTTGATCCAACTCCAGCATATAATGGCGGAACAGTTGGTGGAAGATGTTGCTCTGACTATACTACTACAAAGAATTCTAATATCACTCCTGGTCAGATGAGTGGTTTATATAGAGCCGATGGTCCTTTAAATATTGCTTGTTGCCAATGTACCCCTTCTATGATTTTGGGTGTTGATGTAAATCAAAAATGTACTCTAGTCGTTACAATCAAATATAGCGATTCTAGTATGAATGTTTCTCTTGAATTAGAAGCAGGGAAAGTTTACACATTCCAATATGTAGAAGATGGAGTATTAAAACAAGTTACTGGTAAGCTTACAGATATTTATAAGACTTATGATTGTAATAACAATACTCTATTTAAATTAGCTGTAGATAGTTCTGTAGATTATACAACTAGTAGAACAGTTATCAAATCTGATCAACTACGAGGAGTATCCGAATATTCTAAATATGCAGATCAAAATCCTACTATTGATAATTCTATCCATAGATATGGTACAACTACTGCAGAAGTGATTAAAGATGCTGTTGTAGTAAATGCTATCATTGATAAAAATGGTAATCTTATTGAAGGTACTATTATTGATGGTAAGATCAATGGCTATACAGTTGATGGTTTAGCTCAAGGTAAAAATGACCGTATGGTTTCCATTACAGTTATCAATGGTCAAACTATGAATGGTACTATTACAGAAGGTCAAATCCTTAATGGTATCTTAAGATCTGGTAGTGTTGATGGTGAAAAAGATCCTAAAACAGAAATCGTATCTAAAGCTACAGTTACTGGTACTATTTCCAATGTAATTGCAATCAATACTATTGTATCTGGTGGTAAAACATCTAATGGTACTATCATTAACCCAGTTATCAATAACAGTATTTTGACTAATGGTGTTATTACTGGTGAAGATATGGTAACTACTGGAGGTATTACAGTTGGTGATATCACTACTGGTGGTACTACTAAAGGTGGTACTGGCGAAGGTGGTGTAGCTACTGGTTGTATCAATGGCAAACAATTTACTATTGAAGGTGGTAAAACTACTGGTAATCTAATATCTACTGGAGGTACTTTAGTAGGTGGTACTATCATTGGCGGTACTAAGGTTGGTCGTACTATTGTAAATGCTGTAATTAAAGGTGGCGTTTATAGTAATGGTGTCACAACTGGAGGTAATACTTCTGAAGGTGTAATCACTGCTTCTAAAGCTGATACAACACCTATTGCTAAAAATGCTGATAGAGTAAATACTTCTATGCCTAAAGTCATCAAGCAATTTGATGTACCAGTAGATGGTTATGAAAATCAATGTGGTTGTCATGACAATGAAGAAGTAATGTATAAGAATGGTTTAATTCTTTTTGCAGATAGACGCTTTAATAACTTCGGTACTAATATGAGTGCTGATTGGGAAGAAAGAGCTGGTATTTGCAACGATAATTGCAATAACTAAAATAATTCCCTAAGGAGTTAATTCTCCTTAGGGTATTTTCTATTTCCTTGACTTACTTATAATAGATATTTTTAGAATAGGAGATGAGTCAATATGGGTGAAGCACTTATCACTGACAGTCAACTTATGAGTTGTCTATTAGCTCATGGTATTAATTATAGAGATTACAATTACAAATCCTCTATGGAGAAAGACATTAATACTGAAGAATTTAAAGAAAAGAAACCTTTCATTGTAAAACATAAAAAGTTTTATAATAATCCTTTCTTATGGGCTGAGGTATTAGATAAAGGATTAGATACCATAATCAATTCTTTAATTCTAATTCATTCTTCTTCTTTAGATGAAGATGTATTATCTGCGGTTATTCAATCTCCAAAAGCAAAGAAATCTGTAGTCAAGAAGGTAATGACTGTAGTATATGATAATTATAAAACAATTAATAGATCTTTCCGTATAGAAGATATTATGATGGATGCTATTTATTGCAAAAACTTAGATGGTTTGAAAATGTTAGTAGAGTTCGCTAATGAGCATAATATCAAACCATTATATGAAAACTTTGGTAATGTCGGAGATGAACTAGGATTTAATGAAGCTGCTAAGCTAGATTTAGAGATTGTAAAATATTTGCACTCTCTAGGAGCTAAGGTAGATTGTTATGGTAATTGGCCTTATTATAATGCATTGAAGCATGGTCAATTTGTTATTGCTAAATATCTTTTAGATAATGGAGCAGATCCTAAACAAAGAGAATCTATTGCTAAGATGGCAATCAAACATTCCTTTATCGGATCAGAAGATTTTACTGAAGAAAATAAACTAGCATTCCCTTATTTTAAATCTCTCTATAATATTGGAGAAGAAAGTAGTGAAAATTAATGGCTAAACTTCCTTATTTCTGCAAGCAAGAGAAAGAATCTATTTTATTCTCAGCTAAGGGTAAAGAAATGGTAGCTTATATACCAGAGAAGTATTTCGATAGAAATATTGCAGAACAAGAAGGTGATTATATCAATATTATGGGTATTTTCAACTATACTGTTCAAGATATCGAAACTGGTAAAAATGATGGGTTGAGAATGTTTAAATTCCCATCTATGTTTGCTACTAGACCTTATGAGGTTACTAAGGTTAAGAAACTTAAACTTACTGCGAATAGCGATCCAGAAGATTATAGAGTGTTTAGATATAGAGATGATGATCAAATCATTGTATCTACAAAAGTTATCAAATTCGTTGGTAATTGTGAAAAGATGCTTAATCTATTCTTTATGCTTGGTTATATTATCAATACTATTCCATATCAAGATATTCAGGACTTGGTTATCGACAATATGGCAATCAATGGTTTCTCTTATGGGATTAATAACCAAATGTTTGGCTTTGCTATTTCTGAAACTTGTAGAGCTAAAGATGATGAAACTATTCCATTCAGATTATCTGGTTCTAAAGATATGAATGCATATAAGTCCATGTCTCTCCGTAATGTATCTAGACTTATTTCCCCATATACAGCTTTGATCTCTGAAGACTTTGATGAGTCTGTATTAGCTGCTATGCTTAATGAAAATCCTAAAGAAACACCTTTAGAAGAGATCTTAGTAGGGGAGAACTAGCAATCAAGCTAGAAGGCTCTAGTATAACATTATATTAAATCTGGGGGCCATTTTTTGCTATGTGTCCTAGTCATTATAGTGAAATATGATAATCCTTAGGTTCTATATATATAGAATCACTAATAATCATTGATTGTAATGATTTCAAATTATTAGTTTTTCGAAAAATTAATAACTTTTTTATTTAATGAAAAAGGAGGAACTCGATATGCCAGCTCCTGGTGTAACTACCATCATCGACGATCAGTCTGATATTCGATCTCTTACGAGCATTACAGAAGACACTACTGACCGTCCGATATTCATGGTCGCAAGTTCTGCTGATAAAGGTCCTGAAGAATGGAAACATAAAGTTTTCGGTAATGAATTTTTTGATTTATACGGTAAAACTCCTTCTTACTCCAAACATGGTCAACCTTTAATCCAAGCTGCAAATATTATCAATGCTGGTGGCTACGTTACTTTCAAACGTATTGTTGCTACTGATGCTACTCTTGCAAATATTGGTGTAGTTGCAGAAGTTAAGAACGAAAAGAAACAAAAAACAAACGACAGTGGTCTTCCATTGTTTACAAACCCTACAACTAACAGACTTACTACAGATGCTAATACAAATGGTATTGCGAATATTCCTGTATTGGAAAACTTCGTTAAAGTTACTTACCGTTTAAAATCTGTTGCTTCTGATGGTAACGATATTAAAAAATTCGGTAAAATCTTGAAAAACGATTTCGGTCATAAACATGAAATCGGTGAAGATGACGAATATGTATTGTTCTTGTTAGCTGACAATGGCCGTGGTGCTTCTAATAAATCCTTCCGTATTTATTCTGACACTACTAGCTCTCATCCAGTTTCCTATGTACGCTATTTCATCGACATCATCGAAAATGGTACTACATTAGAAACTCTTTCCTTCACAATGAATCCTGACGTTGTTGAAAGAGATAAAAATATGGCATTGTCTAATGCAATCCGTATGCAATCTAAACAACTTCGTGCTTTATTCTTTGATGCAGAATATGAAGCATTCGTTAACAACGTAGGTTACTTGATTGGTGATGATGATTTCAAATTTGCTGACGTATTGTTCGGTACTGATTTGAATGGTCGTGACTACAATAACTTATCTGTTGACGTTTCCGATGGTGTAAACCTTTCCAACGTTATGGGTATCAGATTACAAAACGGTTCCAATGGTTCCTTTGGTGATCGTCCTATTAACGCTAAAGAATATGAAGCAGAATTGATCAAAGCTTTCGACGGTTCTTTCTCCGATGATATCTATGATTTGGATAATAACCGTATTGACTGTATTTTCGATGCTAACTATCCAAAACCAGTTAAACGTGCTATTGAACAATTGGCTGCATTCCGTGAAGACTTCGTATACTTCCGTGATATGGGTCTTAACGTAAACTCTATTGAAGAACTTCGTATTAAAGATTATGAAAACGCTAAGAATCGTTACTGTGCAACATACATGAACTCTTACGAAATTTATGATCCTTATACTAAGAAACAAATTCCTGTTACAGTTACTTATGACTTGACTCGTTTGTTTGTTAAACACTTCATCAATGGTCGTAACCGTCCATTCTGTGGTCAAAAATACGAAATCATTATTCCTAATGATTCCTATGTTGAAGGTACATTGAACTTTGCTCCTAAACATACTCCTTACGTTGACCAATTCAAAGAATTAGATGATATGCGTATCAACTACTTATCTTTCTATAATGGCGATGTATTGACTATGAACTCTGAGTATACTTCTCAAACTCGTTATACTCAATTATCTTGGATCAACAACGTTCTTGCAGTTCAACAAGTAATCAAAGCTATTCGTGAACTTTGTCCTAAGATCCGTTATAGCTTCCTTGATGGCGATGATTTAACTAAGTACAAGAAAGACGTAAACGATTTGATCGTTAACCGTTATTCTCACTTATTCTCTTCTTTCGAAATCGAATATGTATCCAATGCATTGTATAATTCCAATAAAATTATCTATGCTTGCTTGTACGTTAAATTCCGTAATTTCGTTCAAACAGAGATCTTCAAGATTATTGCGTTGGATTAATAGGAGGGTAATAAATAATGTCTAAAGAAACCGTAAGCAATATTTTTGACAGTACCCTCGACCCTCGCGATGTAACCAAATATACATTGATGCGTGGTGTAACAGACTTCACAAATCTTCAACAATTTGATTTGTACGAAACTGGGTACTCCTTCTTGATCTGTCTTGATATTCCTAAATTCTTGACAGCTCTTAGAAGCCGTAATAATACATACGATACTTTGATTCGTAACTACCGTCATATCTTAGAATATGAATTCCGTGGTGCTCAAGGTATTGAAGATATCGGTGCAGAAACTAACCAATTAACAAATGGTATCACTGATCTCAATATTATTACAAAAACTACTGAACAAGGTGGTACTTCCTTCAGCATGAACTATTACGAACGTTCTGGTTCTTTGATTACTAAGGTTAACGAATTATTCATTCGTGGCGTAAAAGACCCTCGTACTCAATTCAAACGTTACAATGGTTTGCTTAAATATCCTGAATATACAGGTAAAGACAATGCTGGTCTTACTAAAGGTTACCAATCTGAAATCTTCCATTTCTTATTGATTGTAACTGATAACACTGGCTTGAATGTTGAAAAAGCATACATCCTTGCTTCTTGCCAACCAAACGTTGCTAATACTTCTATTTACAACGTAACTCGTGGTGAAATCAACTTCTCTGAAATCGCATTGCAATTCAATGGTTTCCCAATTCCTGGTCGAATTGTAAACCAACGTGCAGTGGAATTCTTAGATTTCATTAACAAACACACTTGCTTCGATGAAATGGAATTCGGATACAATATCCTCAACAAATCCTTGCATCCTGAAGCAGCTGTTGAAGTATATGCTGGTTCTGCTGACGCTACTGTTGCAGATTCCCCAACATATGATAGCATTGTTAACCTTAAATCTACTATCTAAGATTAATAATACACAATCTATCCCTCTATACCGTTTCGGCGGTATAGAGGTTCTTTATGTCAAAGTGATTAAATAGTATCCCCGGTACATTAAGGTAATTATTGCTAAAATCGACATTTTATTTTTAGGAGGTACAAATCATTGGCTGACGACAATAAAAAAGGAAGACGTACTCCGACACCAGATGAGCTACCTATTGTAAGTATGGATACGAACAAAAAAATTGCTGGTAGTATCCAAGCTAACATTGATGACCTATATAAGAATACATATTTTACGAATAATGATAATAGTAAATATATTGATAGTATCAAGCGTAAGATGGATGATGACTTAGAAGGTCTTATTGATAAAGCCAAAGCTCAAAATGGCGGAACAAATATGGCTGATCTCTATGCTAGAACATTAGCCAGAAATGATACTGATTCTCTTAATGAAATCAGATCTGCATTAGAAGATGAAACAGTATTAGCAGATATCATGGATATCTATTCCCAAAATGCTTTGGTTAGAGATCTAGATAGAGAGATTGATACTGTTTGCAAATATATGCCTAAATTAGATGAGGCGTTAGATATTAAAAAAGATAACGTATTATCTGCAGACCACTTTAATGATGATGCTGTTCGTATTAGTATCGAAAATGTTGCTGGTGCTGGAATTACAAATGATAACAATAATAAATCAGAAGCTGATGGTTCTGACTTAGAACTGTTTGCTAGAAAATATGATCTAGAAGCTTTTAGAAATGAGTTATATTCTAAGACAGCAAAATATGGTGAACAGTTTGTATATATTGTACCATATAAAAGAGCTCTAGAAAAACTTATTGCTAGAACAGATGGAGCAAGTTTGTTATCTGAAGAAGGAATTCTTACAGAAGAATCTATTAATGAAGGATTGCAATCTATTAATGAGACTCTAAGTTTTAGATATACAGATACTGATGAATCTAAACTAAAATCATTTGGAGCTCAAGAATTATATGATTTATCTGAATCTACTTTATCCGATTCAAGTTTAGAAGGATTAAAATCTAATAATATCGAATATTCTGGATTAGATATTGAAATAAACAAAACAGGAGTAATTCCTGGTATCATTGCTCAGGAATGTAATATGAGACGCATTTTCAGTGAAACTGTCTCTCTATTTGGTGAGGAGTCGCTTGGTTCTGCACGCAATGCATATCTTTCTAACTCTCTTTATTTTAAAAATATTAATAAAAAATTAAAGAAAGCTGCTCAAGGAGGAACTTTAGAAGGTCCTACTAGTTTAGCTGATGATGGTTTAAAAGATCTAGATGAACCAACAAAAGCTAATGATGCAGAACAGTTGGAAATTCCTGGTGCTGTATTTGAGATCTTAGAGCATGATAGGGTAAAACCTATCTATATTAACAATACCTGCTTAGGATATTATTATATCGAAATGAATGATCCTAATGGTGGTAATGCAGAAGAACAAATGACATTTACTTCTACATTAGGCGGTATGAGACCTAGAAGAACTGCTAGAGAGAATGAAGCAAATGGTGGCACTTCTACTCAAGATAATGAAGTTCTTATGAAGATTGCTAGAAAGATTGCTCAAAGAATTGATAAGAAATTCATTAATTCTAATCAAGATATTGCTAAAGAGATCTATACTGTATTGAAATACAATGCAGATAATAATGGTAAGACTACTAAACTTCGTATCAGTTTTATTCCACCATCTGATATTATTCATTCCTACTTCGAATTGAATAAGAAAACTCATCGTGGTGTATCAGATATTGTTAAGTCCTTATTCCCAGCTAAGTTATATACTTGCTTATATATCTCTAATACAATTGCATTATTGACTCGTGGTTATGATAAACGTTTGTATCATGTAAAACAAACAATTGATACAAATATCACATCTGTACTCCTTAATGTAATTAACCAAATCAAACGTTCTAACTTCAATCTACGTCAGATTGAAAATATGAATAATATCATGAACGTTA